GTCTGCCGCCTGACGTCAGAAACCCCTCATGCTTGCCTTCGTCGGGCGTCATCGGCAAGCGACCCGGAATGCTCTCCCCCGAAGGGGCATACCCGACACCCTTGACCCCGGTAGCCGCCGGGGCTCTGTTTTCAGTCCCCATCCCCGCACCCGTCCCCGTCCCCGTACCCGTACCCTGACCCGTCCCCTGACCCGTCCCCGTACCCGTCCCCGTCCCCGTACCCGTACCCGCCCCCGTCCCCGGACAACGCCCAGCCCGGCACATCTCCGCGAATTACGCCCACGGCGCAGACTCCCATTTGACTGCCGCCGCCGGGGTTACCTCCACGACCGATGTGATGCCGCGGAGTTCTATGTCCGCCGGCGGGCCGATGCGGCACGCGCTTGACGGTCCGAACCACGCCAGCCCCATAAACCCCCGCAAGTCGCTCGTCCAGCGCACACACAGACGCGCAGACCGGAGCGCGATTCGCTCGCCACCCGTGTCTCTGGCGTAACCAAAGAACACGCCGCGGTGTTCTGTCGTCACAAGCACCGCCCGTTCGACCTGCTTAGCCATGGCTGGTTCTCCTCCTTTGGTGGTTGCCATTTCGTTTACCGCCCCGCCTTCGTGCGGAGCGTCTCGCCAATCAGCAAGAGCGCCAGGTGACAGCGCTCGGCCTCGGTTGGCGTAAGCCGCCGCGTCGAGTCCGCGAACGCGCCGAGCTGGAGCATGAGAGTACTCAAAGCCACAGGTGCACAGCCGCAGCTGACACCAAGCTCAACCTCGCGGCCGGGCCTGAGCGGATCCGGGAGCACCACCAGCCGGTCTGCCGGGTGGCAGTAGCCGGCGATACTCACGCCAGGGCATTCGACGTAGTCCGGGCCCTCATCTCGCGGCGAGGTTCGTGGCTGGGGAATAGGGATCACGGCCGCACCTCCGCGCCGTAGTTCTTGGTTGCCGTCGCCCGGGGCTTCTCGCTCTTTCCGCGCGCCTTTTTGGTCTTTGGTCGACCGCAGCCCAGGGCGTGAGGTTTGCTCACACAGCGGTAACACTCGCGACATCGCGCGCTCACGGCTGCACCTCGATCCGCTCGAACTCCGCGACGAATACTTGGCCGCGGACGCTGTGTGACCGCATGACCCACCCGCGCGCCGTCAGGCTCACAATCATGGGTCCGGCGTTGTCGAGCGGGTGGCATCGGACGTGCGCCCAGTTTTTGCCGTGGAAGCTCACCACCGAGTGAATGGAAGCCATTACCGCACCCCCTTGCAGCCATCCTGGCACTCGCCGACCTCGGTCAGCCCGCCGCAAACCGGGCACTCGCCGAACCCGAGAGCGTTGGCCCCACCGCGAGAAAACCCCGCGCACCCCGGCGAGCCGCCCACGTCCACCTCCTCGTCTGCCGGCGGGCACGGGTCGCACGTGCATCCCCGCGCACGGCACTCCTCGTGGAACCCGTCGCGGCAGGCGCTGCAGACGAGCTCGGCCTCGTCCATGCCGGTCCAATCATCGAACCGGGCGTCCCACTCCGTATCGGCGCTCACGCTCGGCCTCCCTTCGGCATCACGAAGCACCCGGCGATCTCGGTCGCCACGGCAGGCCAGACTGCGCTGTCCGTTGCCTGATGAGCGACCCGTAAGCTTCCGTCAGTTCGCAGCCCAGCCACTTTCTGCCGAGGCCTTCGGCCGCGAGCCCGGTGGTCCCGCTGCCCATGAACGGATCGAGTACGGCCGTCCCAACACGGGAGCCTGCCATCACGCACCGCTCGGCGAGCGCGCGCGGCATCGTTGCGAAGTGCGCCCCGTCATACCCCTGGCTCGGCACGGTCCATACCGTGCGACTGTTCCTGGTGTCACCGACCGTTATCTTCCTCCCACGCGGCAGAGTCCTCTGCCGCGTGGGATCTGCATCATTGGCCTTCTGGTCGCCCGTGTAGTCGAGCACTCGGCCGGCATGCGTTGCCTTCTCCGCGATGGCCTGAGCGTCGAAGAAGTACCGCTCAGACTTCGACAGCAAGAACACATATTCGTGCGCCTTGGTCGGCCTGTCCGTGACGGACTCTGGCATCGGATTGGGTTTCGCCCAGATGATGTCGCTGCGCAGATACCAACCGTCGGCTTGGAGCGCCAAGGCGACACGCCAAGGGATGCCGCAAAGATCCTTCGGCTTCAGGCCAGCGACAACCTTGGTCGCCTTCTGCTCTCGCACACCAAGCCTTGCCGCAGCACGATCGAGGAACGCTGAATTCTTGCCCATGCCACCCCCGGCCGAAGCGGCGTACGAGTCTCCAAGGTTGAGCCACAACGTGCCGTCGTCGCGAAGCGCGCGACGCACGAGCCGAAAGACAACAACGAGGGCCTCGACGTACTCCAGCGGCGCCGACTCCATCCCAATCTGATCGGGATGCCCGTAGTCGCGCAGCAGCCAATACGGCGGCGAAGTAACGCAGCACTGGAACAGCGCCTCTGGCAGCGTCCCTAGCGTCTGTCGGCAGTCGCCGATGATCGTGCGGTTGAGAGCGAAGTCGCTCATACATCCTCCGTACAGCCCGCATCCGCTCCAGATACAGCCCGCCGTGCCCTCTCGATGCGCACGTAGTTCTGGATGCATGGCGGGCAGAAGTCGTAGGCCAGGAGCCCGGACTCCACTGCCCGCCGCGCCAAGCCCTTCCTCTCCTCGCGTTCTTGCTTCTTGATCTGCTCAAGCGCGAACCGCGCCATGAGGCTCTTCTGGATCTCGCTGGTCATGTGTGGTCTCCCCTTGCCGGCCGCTCTCCCATGGCGACCGTGAGACCACGGTAGCATGTGTTGCCTGCGGTGTCAACTGCCACGCGACGATTCCTCTGTCTTGACACGCCCGGCAACACACGCTACCGTGGTCCGCATGCTGACCATTCTGGGTAAGTACCTGGCCGATCGCCTACTCTCGCACGCGGAATTCGCGGCAGCGGCCGAGGTCCCCCGCGTGATGGTGTCGTTCTGGGTCCATGGCCGCCGCAAGCCCGGACGCGACTACGCCCTAGCGATCGAGCGGGCGACGGGCGGTGCCGTGCCGGCGAGCTCGTGGAGCGGGCTTAAGTCACGGAAAGTGAACGCGGCGTAGCCGGCACGGTAAAGAAATGCAGACTCCGCGGCGGTTCGGCTACAGTGACTTGGCGCTGATCGTCTTTGGCGCGGCGGTGTTCTTCGGGGCCGGTATCCACACCACGCTCCACTGGTTGGCCAGCAGGCTCATACCCCGGCAAACTTAAGTGTCCGCCGACCAGGACAGGGCGCGCACAGCGCGCATTCGTGCCCGACGTGGGCAGTATTGCACCGTAGAGCAATACCTGTCTGCGCGGCGATCGGAAGAGTACCGGCGGGCGCTGGCCAACCGGCTGCCCTGGCGACGCCTAGCCCCGGGAGAGGTGCTCACCGAGGGGCACAGCCACGACCTCGGGCACAAGCCTAACGTGACGCTGCTCTCGGACTTTGCCCGCGGCATTCGGGCATTGCCGGGGCGTGGGAGGAAAGGCGAATGATCTGCATTCACACCGAAGGCGAGAAGCATAGCTGCACCTATGTCGAGTTGCGCAACCAGCTAATAGAGAAGGCCGCGGCGAGGGCTACTGCCCTGGCCGGTGATGTGCGAGACGAGGCGCCAAAGACGCCCGCGGAGGCCGCCATGCAGCAGGCATGGAACCGGGCGTTCGCCGCGGAAATGGAAAGTCTTTGGGGAGAGACATGATCGCAATAGACCTCGCCGCGGTCAGCCTGTTCTTTTTTCTATCATGGCGCTTTGTTATTCGGCCTGGGCTGTGCAGGTCTGGCAGGCACCAGCCGCCGCGAGGAGTGAACTACGACTGGGCGATCACGTTCCGCTGCGAGTGGTGCGGCCGGTTCTGCCCCGGCCGGCTCGGGCTGCGCAGGCGGGCAGCATGAGCACGCTCGGCACGAAACTGAAGGGCCCAGGCAACAACGCTGCGCGCGAGGCGGCGCGCCGCTGGGGCGGACTAGGGACCGGGGATGCCCGCTACGAGCGCTTGTGCCCGACGCTGGAGTATGCCGTGGGCTTTGTCCATTACCCGGGCGGGGTGGAGACGTTCGTGGAGTGCGGGCGCGGCGGGTCGTGGGCGGGGGCGTTCGAGAATGCAGACCAGCGCGAGGCCATGCTTTCCCCTGAAGAGCGCAGGGAGCGGACGATCGTCGCCGCGAAAAAGAACCTGGCCCGGGCGAAGTTAGACGAGCACAACTTCGCAATACAGATCCGGCCACGAACGATGAATAGGTGGCGACGGGCGAAGGCGCGGGTGGAGGCAGCAGAGGCTGCGCTCGCGGCGGCGATGTCGGCGGCGCGCGCTATAGGGCAAAAGACATGCTGATCGCGGGGCGCGAGGTGCATCCGGCGTGTGGGTTGTTTCCGCCGATGGTTGGCGCGGAGTTTGACGAGCTGGTTACGTCCATTCGCAAGAATGGGCTCCGCACGGAGATCACACTGTACGAGGGCCGGGTCCTCGACGGCCGCAACCGGCTGGCGGCGTGCGACCAAGCCGGGGTGGAGCCGCGCTTCAAGGAGTGGGACCAGGCGGGCTCGCCTTGGGATTACGCGTGGGACATGAACGCCGGGAGGCGGCACCTGCCCGCCGACCAGAAGGTTGCGCTCCGGCTGAAATGCCTGGCCGCGTCCGGGGAGTGGCAGCGGCAGCAGGAGCAATTACTGGTGGCCGCCAACGAGGCTAGGAGCAAGGCAACGAAACGGCGGCCGCGGGTGAATGGCGGGCGGCGCCTGGGGGGCAAGTCGAGTGCAACGGTGCACACGACTAGAGAACCACAACCCCACACCAAGGCCGCGCTGGCCGCCGAGGCCGGCGTGTCTCCGCGCACGGCGCAGGCGGTTATCACGATCCAAAAGACGGCGCCGGATCTCTTTGAGCGGGTTGCTGCTGGCGAGTTGTCCGCAAAGAAGGCGCTCGCCGAAGTGAAGTCGCGGAAGAAGGAGGCTACCGCCCAGGCAATCCGGGCAGAGCCTCCGTCCTTGCCACATGGTCCATACCGCGTGATTGCCGCCGACCCTCCGTGGAGGTACGGCAATCGGGTTGAAGACCACACCCACAGGGGGCGGAATCAGTATCCGGACATGTCGGTCGAAGAGATTTGCGCCCTGCCGGTGCGGGGGTTGGCCCACGACGATTGCGTGCTGTGGCTATGGACTACGAATGCGTTCATGCGAGAGGCGTTCTCGGTCCTGGATGCGTGGGGTTTTACGGCAAAGACGATCCTGACGTGGGACAAGCGATTGCTTGGGCTGGGTGACTGGCTTCGCAATGTCACCGAGCACTGCATTCTGGCCGTCCGCGGGAGCCCGTTGGTGCAGCTCACAAACCAGACGACGCTTATCTCCGAGGCGCGCCGCGAGCACTCACGCAAACCGGACGCGTTCTATGGCCTCGTGGATTCGCTCTGTCCCGGCAACAAGCTGGAGATGTTTTCACGGGAGCCGCGCCCCGGGTGGGACAGGTGGGGCGCCGAGTCGGAGCATTTCGCAGCGTGACTTTTGAAGAACAACTGGCGTTTGCGCGGCGGTACGAGAAGGGCGTTGCGTTGTGGCTGATGGCCAGGGGGTGGAGAATCTTGCCTACCTACGATTTTAGCGGGAGCGATGGCGACAAGGCGCCTCGCCTTTTGGCCGAGAATGATGACAAGTCGCTGGTGTTGCCGGACCTGTTGGCGTGCAAGGGTGGCAACTCGAGGTGGGTGGAGGTGAAATACAAGGACGCCGCCGACTGGACCCGCACAACGCAGCGTTTCGAGACGGGGATCAGCCTTCGCCTGTGGCGTCATTACCTAATGGCGAAAGAGGCGAGCGGGCTCAACGTTTGGATCGTTTTCGTCCACCAGCGCGAGGGCGAGATGCGCGGCGCCGAGGTTGCGGCGCTGGCGGAAATGCCGCCGCGAATCTACGAAGGTAAGAAGATGGGGCGGGGCGGAATGGCGTTCTTCCCGTGGAACGGGCTGCGACTCATGGCGACGCTGGACGAAATCGTTCAAGAAGAACGGGGCGCCGCATGACCGCCGCGCAGCTTAGTTTCCCTGTTACGGATCCGCGCACGTGTTCCTGCGATAGCTGCGCAGGCTGGCGGGAGACGCTGGCCAGGTGGAGCCCGGTATTCGAGGCGGCGAAGGTGGGCAGGCCATACCGGCATTTATTGCCGCCGCCGTGGCCAGCCGGGCACCCGTGCGCGAAGCCAGTGAAGGGGGCGGCATGAGCCGCGACGCACTCCGCGATGTCGTAACCGATCTGCCGCTCTTCGGGCGACGGACAGTCCGCGAGACGCTGCCCTGCCAGCCGCACAGCGAGACCAGCAGGGAGGCAGCCGAGTCCATGGAGCCAGCCGCGGCGGTCATGCGCAACCGGGTGCTGGAGTGCCTGCGCCGGTACGGGCCGCTCACGGACGAGCAGGTGCAAGAGCGACTGGGAATGAACCCCTCGACGCAGAGACCTCGCCGCGTGGAGCTCTGGCGGTCGGGGCTGGTAGAGCCGGCAGGGAAGGGCGTCGTCAAGAGCGGCCGGGCGGCAGTGCTTTGGAGGGCGACAACGTGAGCTGGTTTCGCGTGGACGACGGGTTTCCTGAGCACCCCAAGCTGGCCGCGCTCGAGGGCGACCCGGTATTGTGGGCAAAGGCGTTGGCGCTGTGGGTCGCGGGAAACTGCTACGCGACCAGAAACCGCACGGACGGGGAAATTGCCCGGGCACGCGTGGCGCGCCTGGTTCCGTTTCGCGACGCGGTCAAGGTAGCCGAGCAATTAGTGGCCTGCGGGCTGTGGGAAGACCGTGGATCTTACTTCCTGGTCCACAACTTCCTTGAGTACAACGCCAGCCGCGCAGAGCGGGAGGCAATGACCGCCAAGAAGACGCAGCGCCAGCAAAAATGGAGAGATAGGCGCAGCACAGACGCGCATGTAGACGCTAGCGTAGACGCGCCTACCGTGCGGACGGTAGACAACAGTGTAGACCCCGCTCCCAAACCCATACCCAAACCAAGAGAAAACCCCCTACCCCCTTCCGCGGCTTCGCCGCTGGTGCCGGCCGAAAAGCTGGTCGAGCTTTGGAACGTCGCCGCGAAAGGCACTCCATTACCGGCGGCCGTTGGGCTCTCGGACAAGCGCAAGCGTCACGCGACGGCGCGGCAACGGCCGGATCGCGACGAGGCGTGGTGGGGGGCGTTGTTCGCCAGAGTCGCCGCGTCGCCGTTCTGTCGCGGGGAAAAAACCGAATGGCGGGCAGACCTGGGCTGGCTCCTGTCGAGCGAGGACAACTTGCTGAAGGTCCTGGAGGGCAAGTACGATGCCCGCGCCGGACCTGGCCCTCCCTCCCGCCCCGCCGAGATCGTCCCGCCGTCGCACATGCCCTACCACCCGGAGACCACGTGACGCAGACCAGCCCAGAGACAGCAAACGCCGAGCGAAGCGTGCTCGGCGCCGTGCTGCTCGACGGGCGAGCCCTGCTGTCCATTCCCGGCGCTCTTCGGCCGGAGGACTTCTCGGGGCAGAACGCGGCGGTGTGGGCGGCCATACGAGCGCTAGCCGAGAAGAACCGACCGGTGGACGTGCTGACGCTCTCGGAGCAACTCCGGGCGACCGGGGACCTCGAGCGGGCTGGCGGGCCGGCCTACCTGGCGGCGCTGGAGACTGCGGTTGCCTCGGCGTCGAACGTCGCGCACTACGCGCGGATCGTGCTGGGGGATTCCATGCGGCGCCGGCTCGCGGAGTTCGGCCGGCGGGTGATCGCCGCCGCGGCCGACGAAGAGCAGGCCGTCGAGGACGTGGTAGCCCGAGCGCAGGGCGAGATCCTGTCGTTGGCGAGGCCCGACGACGACGCCGAGGCCGTGACGGTCAAGCAGCTCTGGAGCGAGACGCTGGACCACGTGGAGCGGCTCGCGAACGGCGGGCCGGTTAGCGGAGTTCCGACGGGGATCACGGACCTGGACGCCATGACCGGAGGTTTTCAGCGGGGAGAATTGACGCTGCTCGCGGCGCGGCCTGCTATGGGAAAAACCGCGTGGGCCGTGTGCAACGCGGCGACCTCGGCCGCCAGGTCGGGCGCGGCAGTGGTGGTGTTTTCGCTTGAAATGCCGCGGCGGCAGTTGGGCCAGAGGCTGATCGCCGCGTGGGGCGACGTGTCGAGCGAGCGGGTGCGGACAGGCCGGCTGTACCCCGACGAGTGGGAGCGGGTTGGCCATGCCGGCAGCCGGCTCCCGGCCGGGCTCTGGATCCGGGACCGGGCGGGCGCGTCGCTGTTCGACGTGCGGGTGAGCTGTCGCCGCGTAGAGGCACGGGAGAAGCGTCCGGTCGGGCTGGTGGTCGTGGACTACGTGCAGATCATGCGGCCGACGGACCGGAGACTGCCGCGAGAGCAGCAGGTGGCCGAACTCTCGCGGGGGCTCAAGGACCTGGCGCGGGACATGGACTGCCCGGTCTTGGCGCTGGCGCAGCTCAGCCGCGAGGCCGAGAAGCGCGCGGACAAGCGGCCACTGCTCTCGGATCTTCGAGAAAGCGGCAGCCTCGAAGCTGACGCGGACGTGGTGATCGGGCTGCACCGCGAAGGACTCTACAACGCAAAGGTCTCGCCGAACGACGCTGAATTACTGGTGCTGAAAAACCGAAACGGAGCGACGGGCACGGTTGCGGTGGAGTTCTCGCCGACTCGTACGCTGTTCGCGAACCGGACAAGCAGGCCCGCAGGAGACTGGCAGTCAAACCAGGAGGCAAGCGCATGACCGCGAAGCGTTTTCCCGATGCAGACCCCGCCGCGCCGGACTTGGTTCGTTGTCCAGCTTTGGATTTGCATTTCACTCCCGGCGCTTGTGCCCTTCGCCAGGTGGTCCACGAGGCAAACGGAGACGCGACGTTCAAACCGTGCGGAACCGGGAAATGCGAGACAGGCGCGGCGGTGATTGTGGAGCTCGGAGCGGACGCGCCGCAGAAAAAGAAGCTGGTTCCGTGTGGAAAGCACCCGCACCGGAAACACACGATCGCGTGCGCCGGGTGCAACCGGGCGGACAGGGAGCGGTCGGCAACGCTGGAGGCCGCCGCGCCAGGGTACTCCGAGCCTGCGGTTGACGGGCAGGACCTAGCGAGGGACAGGTTTGCCGGGCGGTGCTGGTCGCACGCCGGTGCGCCAGATGCTGCGCCCGGGTGCGAGAGGTGCGAAGCGCAGCGGGAGCGGTACGAGAGGCACATTGCGGAGGGATCTGTTCCGGGGAAGCAGCCGTTCCGCCGGCGGCCGAGCCAGCCAGCAGTAGCCGAGGGGGCAGCATGAGTCAGATGGGGCACCGCGAAACGATGGCCCTCCGAGTAGCTGTTCTGGTAAAAGTGGCCAAGGCCAGCGCCCGGTACGTAGCAAGCCACCGCGGGCAAGCTGTTCGGTTCCAGGAGGTAGAGGGCAGGAACGAGTACGTGGCCGCAGCCAAGGCGCTGGACGAGGCGCTGGCAGAACTCCAGAGGACGGCATGAAGCCGCCGCGAAAGCCTGAGGCTCTGGTCCCCGCGGGGGTGGTTTATGTCCCGTCCACGCTACGCGCCGCGACCAAGGTCCTGGAATCTGTACTGCGCCGGGAGATCCGGGCTGGGAAGCGTGAGTTGCGCGAGGCCCCCATGGGCACGTGGCCACATGTGACCCGCAAGGCGGTGGAGCTTTGGTGCGCAGACACCGGGATGGTTTCCCGCGCCGGGAGACTGGCGCTGAAGCGCGCGGGACTGGGCGTCCGGGAATGGTACGACTGCCTGCCCGTCCGCACCCGCCGCGGACAGCTTGTACTTTGGTTCAACCTGCATGCGCGTGCAGTAACCACCACCAAGAAAGGCCGCCAGGCGTCCGCATTGCCAGCCAGGCGGGCGATCGGCAGCCGGGTGCAGGGGTGGTAGCCTTGGCGCACCAAGTCTCGCCAAATTGGCGTATAGGCCGCCAGGCACGATTTCGGTGTTTTGTGTCCCGGTTGACACGAAACGGCCCTGTGGTAGGCTGGGTTCGGTGAGTTGGGTAGACGACCTGCTGGCGCAGGTACCGCGGCGGCTGCCGCAAACGGCCGAGGAAGAGCGGAGGCTTGCGCTCGGGGCGCAGTCCGGCGACAAGTCCGCCGCGAAAGAGCTTTCTGCCTGCAATATTCGCCTGGTAGTCAAGATTGCGCGTGGTTTTGGTTCGGCCGACAGCTTCGAGGACTTGGTACAGGAGGGCATGGTCGGGCTAATGCTGGCGATCAGGAAATTCGACCCTGATCTAGGCCGTTTCCGCCCCTACGCGGCGAAATGGATTCGAGCGCATGTGCGATTGGCGGCCGACAGGGAGCGGGCGCGTGGCGAGCGATTTGTTTTGCTTGAGGACGCGGCCAGCTCGGCGCCGTCGCCGGAAGAAGAATACCTCCGCGCCGAGGCCGGCAGGGAAGCGGCACTAGCGGTCAAGCGCGCCCGAGGCGGGCTGACGCCGCGAGAGGATTTGGTTTTCAGAGATCGCACGATGGCGGGCAAGAGTCAGGCCAAGATTGGCGCTGCCATGGGTCGATCACGCGAGAACGTGCGCAAGATCCATATCCGGTCGAGCGAGAAGGTCGCACTTGCGCTGCGCGCCGACTGGCGGCGATCCAGGTCTGGAATTCACTAGGGTTTATCCACTCTCCCGAGGTCCCCGCCCGGGCGGTGCAGCGCCGCCCAGTCGGACAGCGCTTCGGCCGCGACCTCTTCGACTGGCCGGCCAGATCTGTGCGCCAGGATCCAAAGTACATTGTGTGTGAACCTGGACACGGAGACGACGGGCAGTTTTACCCGGCGTTCCGCCGGCACCGTGGGCCCCAGCGAGTCCATCCGGATAGATCTGTATATTTGCATGTAATGCTGCTGACATAGGCTGCGTGCGTAGACGCGCTGCGAGCAGTTTGGAGCCAGGCAGGTCTTCTCGACCGCGGGCGGGTGACCGCACGGGTGGCGATTGTGGTGCACGCTGCATGTCGCGCAGATCTCCCACGCGCCCGGGCCGCCGCAACTCGGGCACGGGTCGGGTGGCTTGAGCGGGGCGAGGACGGGGCGAACGACCAGCACGATCGGGACGCCCTGTCGCTCCGGCCGGTAGTCGTAGGGCTCGAACTCGCCGCGGCGAAAAGCCTTTTCGTAGTGGCTCTTGCACCACCCTCGCGCGTAGACCTGTTTCTGGCAACCCTTCGTGCGGCAGATCCTGTCCTCCCGGGTCCTCGCGGGGAGCACGTCAAGCCTGCCTTCGAGCGGCGGACCACCGTCCCACTCAGTCATGCGGCCTCCAATCGCGACAGATCGGGGATGCGCCGCTCGTAATCGTGGAGCGGCGCACGGCCCGAAAGGTGGAGCGCTACTCTGCTTCCGTGTCCACGGTCGGCGCGCGGTCCTCGGCCGCGGGTTGCGCCGCGCGCTTTTTCGCGTAGAGGTGCGCGGATTGCCGCGACATGGTGTTAAACGGCCCGGCCGTGGACACGTCGCCAGTCTTCGGGTTGAACCGCCGTGCGGTGTAGGCGCGAACGTCGGAGGGGCCGCGCTCGCTCGTGACGAAGAAGATACCGCCCGGTCCCTCGTAGACCTGTTCCGAGACGCGCGACTTGAAAAAGCGCATGGTGTCCGGCTCGAAGTAGAACTTGCCGCAGTCCTTGTTCCGCTGTTTGATATTCCCGATCGTCCAGCCCATTTGGTACCCCTTTTGCGAGCGGACCCGCCGCTCCGGATTTAGCCCTACTTGCCGATCTGGATTTGCTGCGCCGCGTCGAACAAGCCTTCCTGCCTCGAACCGTGCTTCCAGCAGTCCACATTGCCTGCCTTCGAGCGGCGGACCACCGTCCCACTCAGTCATGCGGCCTCCCACCGCGCCAGCGCCGCTTGGCAGTCGTCCAGGCGCGCGCGGAGCAGCATCCCGCCCGTCGTGCGCACGACGGCGCGGACATCGTAGGTGGACGGCTCGCGGCAGTCGTGGTCGATTAGGAGTCCAGCCTGGTAGCTCGTCGGACCGTACCGCACCACGCGCGGCTCACCGTCGTCACCGCGCCGCAACCAAACCAACACCCACAAATGCGCATCCCTCATGACTTCCTCCATGTCCGCGGACCCCGCCGCGCCGGATTAGCTCTCGATTTCGCTCTGTCTCTTCCCCAGCAGATCGCCCTGACTCGGCGCGTGCTTACACCTACCACCCACTCCAGTCCCCGACTCCACGCAAGCGCGGGAGTCTTCCGGTCCGACACCGCGCGCCCTGTGCCAGTCGTACCAAACGCGCGCCCGGTCCGGCAAGGCGCGCCGCGCCATGGATTCTATTTGCTCCCAGCAGGTCACTCTTGCACCTCATCGTCGTGGGTCAGTTAGGGTCACAAAACGGGCAGACAAGGACGACCGAACCGCTAAAAATTTCCGCGACATCATGCACTTCCGAGACTGGCCACCAGTCGCCGCACCATGCACACTCGGTTTCCACCAGCGACGCGAGCGACTCCAGCGCAAGGCCCGCCGCGTCAACGCTCTGCTCGATCGCCTGACAGATCAGGCAGATCTGACTCTCCGTGTCCGCGAGCTCGATTTCCCACGCACGCACCGTGCGCTGCTCGATCGCTGCGCCCTCACGCATTCCGCCAGCAACGCGCGCCTGCCCAGCCGATCGGGTGACCTTGCGCTCGCGCAACCTACGCTCGCCCGCCGACTCCTCGCCGACCATCCACGCGGGAGCTGCCATTAGCGTGCCCGCCGCGGGGGCTTACGCCCGCTCGCCATGGCCCGGAGCAAGGCAGCCAGGGCCCGCAAGCCCGCCGCGCTAGCCGTAGTCTTAGCTCTTCCCCTTCCCTGCGCTCTCATGACTCTTCTCCTAGCCTGGACACCACTTCCCGCGCCAGCCCACGAGCGTCCACGCCAGCGATCGAGGCTACAGCCACGCACATCCTCGCCAGCAACCCAGGCCGCGAGCTCCGCACCGCTCGCAAGGCCCAGTAGCGCACGAGCAGCGCGCACGCTAGGTCCCCGACCCGCAGCGCGCTCACGTCCGCACCAGCTCGATCTTGACGATACGCCAGCCGTCCGCGTCCGGCCCCGAGTAAAACCGCTCGGCCGCGTGCTCAACGCCATACGCCCGAATCCGCTGCGCAAACACCGGGCAACACGGGTCAGAATCGTCAGTGTAGGACACCCGGTAGTCAGCCAATAGTGGACTGGATTGGTCCAGATTGAATAGTGGACCGGATTGGTCCGAAATGAGCTTCGCCTCTTGTTCCGCGCGGTTAGTCGTCACCTGGCACACTCCTTGCTGGCCCTCTCGCGGCCCACGTATGATGATAATACACATACCGTGCCAATGACGTAAAACGTCACCGGGCACGGTAAGCCAGCGTATTGACTGGCGACGCGCCGCGTCGAGCTATGCAAAAAGGTCAAGGTTGCTATGCAAACTTTGCATAGCTACGCAAAAAGGTCACGGTTTCCGCGTAAGCGCCTGGATATACTTGACGGCGCGCCGCGTCACGCTACGCAAACAGGTCAAGGGGCCCGGCAACGCGCCGCGTCACGCACCGCCAGTGTGTCTAAACCGCGGTTTTCGGGACACTCGGCCGAAAACGCACGCACACCCAGTGTGGGTTGCGAGCTGGCGCGGCGCTTGCAAACTACTGTAACCACGCGGGCGCGGCCGCGGCACAACCGTCCGCTTGTGCCGCGCGCCGGCGCGAGCTCGCCATGGCGTGACAGATCGCGCGCTTGCGGGCACGGAGCGGGCGGCCCTTGTGCCGCGCAGGCGCGGCGGCGGCCCGCAGGAGCCTACACGGGCACGAGCTCGGCGCGCACGGCAGGCCGGCCGACACCTCGCCGCGCCGAGCGGATCTCGCTGACCCCGGGGGGTGGGTCGGTTACGGTATGCCGCTCGTCTGGCGGGAACCGCTCCGCGTTCATAACGCGCCGCGTCGTAGGGTGCGGTCGGAGACTCCAACCTGGGCGGCGACTGCGCGCCACGGGGTGCCGGCGGTGCGGAGTTCTTGGACTTGGGCGAGGAGGGGCGGAGGGAGTGGAATTCTTGGGCGGCCTATGGTTTTGCCTTGGGACTTAGCGCGGGACATACCGGACTTGGTGCGTTCGACGAGGCGGGAGCGTTCCTGTTCGGCGACCCAGGAAAAGACGTAGATGAGGAGGGAGCGGACCGGGCCGGAGGTGTCGAGCCATGGTTCGGAGTGGGAGATGAGGCGGACGTTGAGGTGGTCGAGTTCGAGGATGGTGGCAACGACCTCGTGAACGTTGCGGCCGAGGCGGTCGATGGCCCAGACGAGGATGGAGTGGACGTTGCCCTTGCGGGCGTCGTTGAGGAGGCGGGCGAGTTGAGGGCGGTCTCCGATGCCGGAGGCTGCCTGGTCTTCGTAGACGGCGGGTAAGCCGAGGTCTCTGGCTGCGGCGAGGCGTTGGAGGGCTGGGAGTTGGTTGGCTGTTGTCTGGGTGTCCGTGGAGGTTCTGAGGTAGAGGGCGGTGGTCATGTGGCGGCCCCTCCTGTGGGCCGGGAAGAAGCATACGCCAGCGCGCGGCAAAAGTCAACCCGGCGGTTGTGCCGCGCTGCAGCCAAATTGGACGTTTGGGGACTAAATGGGACGTTTCGGGGACGTATTGGGGCGCGTTGTGCTGCTTCGCTGTCGCCACGTCGCCCAGCATGAGTGGTCGTATGCCCACTCTGCACGGCAATCATGACCGCAGACCCTGCAGAAGCCGTTGACGGTGCGGAGCGAGAGCAGCGCCCACCAGACGCTTCGCAGCCCGCCGTCCTTGGCGAGATAGGCGCCGACAAGCGCGCCCATGAACGCGGCGGATGTCGGATTGGCCCAGTCCACGCCAACCACATTACCACAGGCCTCGCTCCATGGCGTGGTGTTGTCATTAAGCACCCCATCTCATTACGTTGTCTATTGCGTGGCGGACAAACCAGTCCTTGGGCTGTTAGACCGGCCGGCCAAGGTAAGCTCAGTGAGGGAGTTCCTGATTGCCGGAGGGACGCGGCGGGAAGTAGCGGCGTTCGCGAGGGAGCAGGGGTGGGCTGATTCCGCAGCCGATATTCGGGAGTTCATTCGGGAGGCGCGGGAGGAGATCGCGTCCTGGGTAGAGCAAGACCGGAAGGCTGAGTTCTCGATGGCGGCCGAGAGGCTAAACGCCCTGTATCGGGCGTGCATGTACGACGACCAGGGGAACCCGCTGCCGGCAAACAAGCGGGACAAGAAGACGGCGTTCATGGTGCAGCGGGAACTGGCCGAGTTGTTCGGGTTGCATGCGCCCAAAAGGGTGGACGTGGACTCGACGGTAAGGGCGCTGTCAAAAGAGCAATTGCGGGCCGAGCTATTAGAGATGGCGACGAAGATTGAGGCGATCGACGCGCCGGACGCCGCCGTCGCCCTCCGGGGGGCCGATCTGCGGGAGGGGCTCCTGGAGATGATGACGGAGACCGAAGAGGAGCCGGAGAGCGAGGACGCCGCGTGATGTTTGCGTTTATCCGAGAACGCATTGCTGCACTCAGAGAGTACAGGGCGCTGCGGGAACGGGTTCTGGATGCGATTGAGCACGCTAGCGCGATTGTCCCCGCTGGGGGCCGCATTCGTGTCGACGTGCCCCTTCGCCGGCCGCGCCCCGGCGTCCGTCGCCAGCTAGAGAAAATACTCTTATCACTACCGTCGCCGGCACATGCGCGCACCTACGAGGATGCCGGGCCGGTGGAGATTCATCCGTACCGGGACGCGTTTTGCTCGCGCATCGAGGTCCCTGGAGGCCTCGTCGTCCTAACGTTTGAGGCCTCCAACCCAGAGGACGCCGCGTGACGGCCAGCGTTGCCGGCGGGGTTGGAATGGCGCTTCTCCTCTGCGTCCTTGTCGGCGGGTCGGCCGGGTTTCTGCTGGCGATGCTGAGCGACCGGATGCGGCGGCGAGGTGGGCGCAGGCGGTGAGCGTCAACGTGGGCATGGATGTTGTTCGCCAACCGCACCACCGGTCGGTCATTTTCCGGGCTGGCCGATATTCCCTCACGCTCGCGCTGTCCGATTGGCAGTGGAGGTTGGGCATATGGGCCCGCCGCGAGGCAGCCGGGATGCATGCCGGCCCGTTGTCGCTGCTGCTGTGGGTGGGGCCCAGGCCATGAGCGAGTGGCGCAAGCGGTGGAGCGTTGAGGCGAGTGTGGAAATTGCCCGCCTCCACGGGTACCGCTCGATTGAACTGCGAATTGGTCGCTACTCCCTCACCGTTTCCGTGTCCGGATGGGAGTGGAGGTTGAGCGCATCAGCCAACCGCAGTTCTGTCGGACTAACCATCGGGCCGCTATCGATGCACGTCTGGGAGTACGCGCGGCCCCCATGCTGATCGAGCCCTCCACGCCAGACGACCTGGCGTTCATCGTTGACTCGTGGCTTATGAGCATGCGGGATGCCCCGCTATTCTCCTGGGTTTGGGTTCCAAACGGGCCCTACTTTCAGAGCACGGGGCGACGGATCCGCCGCGTCCTAGAGTCCGCCACGGTGCTAGTGGCGCGGCCGACCCAGCAGGGCGAGGGCGAACACAAGGACATCGCGGCGTGGATCTGCGGCGAGAAGGACCCGCAGGCCCCTCCCCCTCCGGCCGCCACCGTTCCGTTGGTGCACTGGATCTATACCAAGCAGCCGTTCCGTCGCCTTGGCCTAGCCCGCCAACTCCTCGGGGCACTCGGCTGGGCAGACGGGCTGCCGATCGTTTGCACGTCGTGGAGTTCTGCGTGCGAGGCGGTTGACCCCGGAATGCTCCTGTTCAGGCCCTCGCTCCTCTCTCGCACACGTAATGGAGATTCACCAAAGGCCGCCACGTAAGGCGGCAGAAAGAATGGTCCCCATGCAGGTTACCCGGTTCTTCATCAAGCACGGATTCAACTCGTTCGGCTCCCAGTTCGGAGGGTCTGTCGCGTTCGGACCCAAGGCGCTCGGCGGCGCCCGCGGCGCGGTTGCCACGTTCAGGCCGGACCTCGGCAGCGTTGTCATGGAGAAGCCGGGATATCCGCCGGTGATCGTCCCACTCGACAACATCTCCGGGCTCGAGGTCGAGTCGCTCTCTCGTTGGAACGCTCCTTCATCTCCGCAGCCAACAGCAACCCCTGAACCCGTCCAGCCGTTCTCGTCCGCGGCATGCACCCGCAAGCCGGGCTGCACAAAGGAGGCCAACCACAAGGGGTTCTGCAAGGGGGCACCGGCGCCGTCCGAGGCCAACGCGTGAATATCGCCCGCGCCATTCTCACGAACGTTGCAGTGTTCGGCCCGGTCCTCGTGGCTCGCTGCTCGGAAGATGGTTCTACGGCTGCCCGCTGCCTGCGCTGTGGACTGATCGCAGACTACCCACTCGTTACTCCAATCCACATCAAGGCCGCCGAGGTCCGTCAGTTCATCAAGTCGCACGCCGAGTGTTCGGACCCCATCCCGGCGCCCGACCCGCCGAAGGTGGTTCTGGCGTCGTGATCGACACCGCCCGCCTTGATGCCCTTCGCGGGGAGTTCAAGAGACGCTACGGCGCACAGGGTGTCGTTCCGGCACTTCGCGGCGATCTGTACGACAAGCAACTCGCGCTGATCGATGACCCGAGCAAGCGCAAGACGGCACTGTGGGGTCGCCGGGCAGGCAAGAGCACAGCCGCCGCGTCTTACATGCTCATGACGGCGTTCGGAAATCCCGAACTAACGGTTCCGTTTATCACACTCTCCCGCGCAAGCGCCAAGCGCATTATGTGGGGGCCCCTCCATCGGCTGAATTACAAGTACTCGCTCGGGATCAACTTCAACAACACCGACCTTACGGCCACGCTCCCGAACGGGGCGAGCGTCTGGCTCTGCGGGGCCAACGAGGAAGACGACATCGAGAAGATCCGCGGCACCGACCGCGGCTATCCGCTCGCCGTTATCGACGAGTCCGCGTCCATGGGCCGCCACCTGCGGCCCCTCGTGGAGGAGGTGCTCGACGCTGCGCTCTCCGACCACGATGGGACCACCGTCATGCTGGGGTCGGCGGGCGTTGTCTGCTCGGGGATCTTCTACGAGGCGACGACCGGCAAGCGGAAGGAGTGGACAAGCCACCGCGCCACGGTCCTGGACAATCCGCACTTCCCCCGCTGGGCCGGCAAGAAGGACTGGCGCGAGCGGGCGGCGCGGTTTCTGGCGGACAAGCGGGCGACCAAGGGCTGGGCAGAAGACCACCCAATCTACCAACGGGAGTGGATGAGCAACTGGGTGGCGTCCGACGCGGGGTTGGTCTACCGGTTCAGCGAGAGCAAGAACATCTACGCCGAACTCCCCACAGACTACGACTTCGAATATGTCCTCGGCGTCGATCTCGGCTACGACGACTCCACGGCTTTCGTCGTAATCGCGTTCTCCGAGGACCTGCCAGACCTCTACGAGGTCGAGAGCTACAAGCAAACCGGCATGATCCCATCGGAGATCGCCGAGAAGATCACGTTCCTGGCCAAGAAATACGACTTTACCCGCATCGTCGCCGACACCGGTGGGCTCGGGAAGTCCATCGTCGAGGAATTCCGCACCCGCCACGGCATTCCGATCGAGCCGGCCGAGAAGAACCGCAAGCAAGAGTACATCGAGTTGCTCAACGGCGACCTCGCTACTGGCCGCATCAAGGTACGCGCCGACTCGCCGCTCGTCGAGGAGTGGAAATCGCTCCGATGGGACGACGACGGCGACTCCCTCTCGGAGGACGACGACGATCGCGTTGTGCGCGCTGCCCGCGGAGGCATGGGGAAGCGTCGCCGCGAGGATGACAGAGACGAGAACCACGTCGCGGACAGCTTTCTTTACGGGTGGAGAGAGGCACGGCACTGGATGCACGAGCCAAAGGCCGCAACGGCCCGCCGCGGCACTGACGCCTACGCGGCGGCCACCGAGGCGCGCATTCAGGCCAACGTTTTCGCAGAGGTCGAGCGCGCGAAGCGGAAAACGCTGAACCCCGACATCGAATGGGAGGACGAATGAACCCCGCAGACAGGAAATGCATGCTCCACGTTGACGTTGGCCTGCGCAACGGCATTCCGACGCTGGTGTTCACGGAGACGGACGGGTGCGCCGAGGACGCCTGTGCGATTATTGCCGACCACGTAGTCCGGTGGAGAGCGCGCCACGGGAAGGACGTGCGCCATCCGCTCGCCGGACTTGTGCCAGACACGGAGACGCGCGTTGTCGTGAACACTCGAGCGACGGTCAACGAACTGCACAGCCGATACGGGGTCGATGTCGAACTCCAGGGCGAGGCCAGATGACGACTGAGGAGATGCTCTTGTTCACCGAGAACATGAGGCGGCTCGGCGCCAAGCAGTTTGCCGTGCAGGACGCGGACGGATCCATCTCCGTGGAGCTCGACCCTAACGCAGCCGTGTTTCCGGAGGCCGAAACAGACCGGACAGGCACTCCCGGAGAGGAGGACTAAATGGCAATCTCGATTGACGGCCGCGGATGGTGGAAGAGGGACAAAGAGTCGGTCTCCTCGGATGTCTGCGCCGCGTTTCGGCACCTCGACGCCGCCCAGCAGTACCGAAAAGATCGAAATCTAGAGAACCTCCACATGTCCGGGTTGCGGGTCCTCGGGCTCGGGCCCAACCAGTACGCCCAGCGCGACGGGAACACGCAGCCTCGCTACAACTGCATCGAGGCGGCGATAGACGCGCTGGTGTCGCACATCGGATCCAACAAGCCCTCGCCCTACTTTCTCACCGACGGCGACGATTACCGCTCCCAGCGGCAGGCCGAACTGTGCACCAAGGCCGTGGTCGGCCAGTTTTACGCCGCCGGGACATACACCCTGCTCCGCAAGATGCTCGCCGACGCCCTCCGTATGGACGGCGGGGTTATCAAGAGTTTCATCAAGGATGGCGAGGTCGTGGACAGGGTGGTTTTCCCGAACGATCTGCTCGTTGATGACGCAGATGCCGTTCACGGCCGCCCGCGGCAGTGGTACGAGATTGAATATTTCGACCGCGACGAGTTGATCGAGGAGTACCCGGACAAAGAAGAGGCCCTCGCATCCTCCGGACGGATCCGCGACGTTGGATGGACAGGGCAGCAGGGCCTCGCGGACCTCGTTGGGGTGATTCACGCCTACTGGCTGCCCGCCAAGGAGGGCAAAAAGGGCAAGTACGCCATGGTCGTGGAGAACGCGACCCTAGAGTTTGAGGACTACGACGAGATCTGGGCGCCGTACACGGTCCACGTGTGGATGGAGCAGACCCAGGGCGTCTGGGGCAAGGGATTGGCCGAGCAGGCAGGTGGTGCCCAGCGCCGGCTTGACGCCAACATGCGGAAGATCTCACGGCTGACTACCCTTGGCACCAGCAAGATCTACGTGAACCGGCTGTCCAAGGTCAACAAGGCCGAATTCAACAACGACGACCTCGGCGTGATCGAGGGGCTTGGCGATACACCGCCGAAACTGCTCTCCACCCTCTCTATCCCAGCAGAACTGTTCCAGCAGAATGACTGGCTTCGGAATTCCATCTACGAAATGGCCGGCGTGTCCCAACTCATGCTATCGGCGAAGGTGCAGCCTGGCATGGAGTCGGCCGTTGGCGTTCGGGCGGTGGCAGACCAGCAGGCCGGACGCTTCCGCAAGGCGTCTGACTCGCTCGACGAGACAGCGATGGAGGTCGCTCGCAAGCACATCGCGCTTTCTAAGAAGATCCCCGGGTACAAGGTCCTTGCCCAGGACGACGACCACGTTTATGAGGTCGCATGGGACAGCCTGGACCCGAAAGTCCTCAAGGGTCGCATCAAGGTGTGGCCCACGAACCTCCTCCAGGGGTCTCCGTCGCACCAGATGGAGCGGATCGCCGAACTTATCAGGCTCGGCATGGTCTCGCCCACGATGGGGCTGCGGATGCTCAACGTGAAAGACGTTCAGTCGGCGACAAACGCCCTGACATCGAGCATTAGGGTCACCGAGGCGCTCATTGAGCGCATGCTTGACCCGGACAACCCGGTCTACCGTGGCCCGGAGCCGTTTATGGACCTCGAAGGGGCGCTGGTAATGGCCCAGAACGCCTATCTTGAGGCGTGGCGGAAGGGCGCGCCCGAGACAAACCTCAAGATGCTCCAGGATTTCATGATGGCTGCGGACGAAATGAATAAAGCTCGGCTGGCCAAGCTCGCCGAGATCCAGGCGGCAGCGCAGATGCGGATGCAGCCTCCGATTGCGCCCATGGCGCCGCCGCCCAACCCCGCAACCCTCGCCGCGCCGATTCAGGCTGCGGCATAACCAGGAGACACACGAATGGCCGAAGGAACCCAGGCAGTAGTCGACACCAAGGCCCCGCTTCCACCGCCGCCGGCGCCCGCAAAGGTCACCGGACAGGCTGAACCCGGAGCCACGAAGGACGCCCCGGCAGAGGACCAGATCGCCAAGGGCCTCGAGGTCATCGCCGAGAGGGACCGCGCACACCGAGAGGCCGTCAAGAAGTTCGAGGCGTCCAGGCACGCCCACGAGTCTGAACTCGCCGCCGCGCGGGAGCTGTTGGCCCTCCGTGCGGAGTACAAGAAGACACGCGACCCGAGGCTTGGCGCAAAGATCCTGGAGTACGAGGACGCCAAAGAGGTTGTTCGCGACTTTGCCGTTAAGTTGGCCAACGAGGCCAAACCAAAGACGGCCGAAGACCGAGTTGCTGCCCTAGAAGCCAAGCTCGCCGAGATGAGGGAGTCGGCCGAGAAGGAGTCTGCCTCCCGGGCCCGCGCCGAAGAAGAATCCCGCACCGAGGCAGTGCGCTCGAACCACAGGACGCAGATGTCCGCGTTCGTCGCCGAGAAAGAGTCCGAGTATCCGAACCTCGCCGCGCAAGATAACCCAGGCAGGGAACTCTCTGATATCATCTGGAATCATTGGACAAAAACGTTTGACAAGGACACCGGAGAGGGCGAGGTGTTGGCATCGGCCGACGCCGCTATTATGTTGGAGATGTACCTCGACGAACGTGCAAAGCGCGCGGAAGCGATCAGGGCGAAGCACAAGAAGCAACCCGAACCCGCACCCACGCCGAAGCCGCCCGAAGTAGAGAAGCAGAGCGAGGTGAAGGCAGAACGGCCAAAGTCGGGCGAAGAGGCTGGCCCGGAAGCGAAAGAAGAACAGGGCGCGGCCGAGTTCGACTTGGACAAAGGCGACCTCGACAAGCTAGACCCGGATTCCCTCTCTGATGAAGAGAGACACCGGCTCGCGCTAGCCCTGTTCCAACGGGGCCTGGCCAATAAATAGCCAGATGGCTCGGCCCCCGAACACCGGGAGCCGTCCATGTCCGTTGGCGTTCTTGACCGTACCGCTTTTGACCCCGCACTGAAGACCAAGTACACCCCGAAGCGCCAGTACAACGTGGCGATGAAGGGGAAGCCCTTCCTCTCGGCCGTGAACAAGGCGACAGGACTGGGAGGCGCCGGGGTCAAGGAGTTCATTCAGTACGGGAACCCCCAGGGCGTGTCCGTGACCTTCGCAGACGCCCAGGCCAACGCCTCGACGATTCTCACCAAGGCGTGGAACCTCACGCCGGTCAAGCTCTATGGCGTTTCGATTATCGACGGCATGGCGATTGCCACCGCCAAGTCCGACGCCGACGCATTCCTGCGCGCGCTGACCGCCCAGATCGACGGCACCCTGGATTCCGACGGCCAGCGCCTCGCCAAGTTCCTCTATGGCAACGGCAGCGGGTCCCTCGGCCGAATCGCATCCGGACAGACCACGGCGACTATCACCCTCACCGATAAGTACGACATCGTGAACTTCCAGGCCGACATGAAGCTGGAAGTGTCCTCGACCGATACGGCGACCAGCACCGCCCGGACCGGAGAGGTCACCGTCAAGTCGGTGGACCGATCGGCCGGAACCATTACATGCATCGATTCCGAGACCGCATGGTCTACCCAGATCGCCGCCATCGCGGCGAACGACTATCTATTCGCAGACGGCGACGTTGGGCACGGCGGATTCGGGCTCAAGAGCTGGCTGCTTGATGCGGCCGCGAGCGCGACCACCCACGCCGGCGTTGACCGCTCCTCGGACAACCGCCTGTATGGCCAGTATTACGACGGGTCTGGCGAGAACGTGGCCGACGCGCTGGTCAACGGCCTGTTCTACAGCATGCTGGAGAACGACAGCCAGGACCTGAAGATCTTCACCCACCCGGCGCAGGTCAGGGACCTGGTGAACCTGCTTTCCAGCAAGGTTCAGTACGTCCAGTACCCCAGCCAGACCCCCAGCGGGCCGGACGCTGCGGTTGGGTTCAAGGCGATCAAGATCGTTACGCCGATGGGCGAGGTCGAGGTCATTCCCGACCGTTACTGCGATTCAAACGTTGCGTTTGCGCTCGCCATGGACACGTTCACCCTGTGGTCGGCTGGGGCATTCCCCAGGATTCTCGGGGAGGGCAAGGACGAGGACGGACTGTACATCCAGCGCCGGTCCGCGACTGACGACTACGAGGTCCGCACTGGCGGGTACTGGCAGCTCGGGTGCCAGACCCCCGGTCGATCGGTCCGAATCAAGCTGCCCACCCCGGCATAAAGGAGCCGATCATGAAGAAGCTGCTCATCCTCGGGGTGCTCCTGGGCGGCTCTTTCGCCCTCGCGGCACCGTGGCTGCTCTACGACACGACCGCGAGCGCGACCGACCAGAACATCCGCATGGCCTCCGGGGCAAACGCCGCGGGGGAGTACGGGGTGGTGGTCGGGAGCAATGCCGACGCGGCGGCGGACACCCCGCTGTTCGCTGTCTGCGAGAAGTGCGACGACAGCACGCCGACCTACGTCTGGACCATCGATTCTGACGGCGACTGGACGTTGGATAGCTCGGCGCCGCTCTTGACGACCACCAGCTCGGCCGCAGGGCTGAACTTGGGAGTCGCGTCCGGGGCGAATGCGTCGGGCGAGTATGGGGTGTCGCTGGGAACCACGGCTGCTGCGGCCGCAGGGCTGGAGCTTGTCGGGTTCGGCGTGGATCTCGACGGAACCCCGATCTACGCGGCGCAGCTCGAAACCATCGCGGCGGGCGGAACCGGGTTCCGGCTCTATTCGACAGCGACCGCCGCCGGGCAGAATGCCTCAATGACCTCCGGCGCAAATGCTGCCGGAGAGTATGGAGCGGTTGTCGGTACCGACGCGGCGGTGACCGATGGGACCCAGGTGTTTGCTGCGTGCTCTGATTGCGACGGCACCCCGACGTATCAATTCACGGTGAGCTCTGATGGCAATTTGCTGCTGGATGCCACGGCGCCAATTGTGTCCACTGCGAGTTCGGTTGCCGGGCTGAACTTCGCTCTCGCTTCTGGGGCCAACGCTTCAGGCGAGTATGGCGTGAGCATGGGCACCAACGTCGCAGGGGCGGCGGGACTCGAACTCGTTGGCTGGGGCTCGGATCTTGATGGGACCCCGGTGTACGCCGGGCAGGTGGAGACCATCGCGGCCGACGGCACCGGATTCCGCCTGTATTCGGCGGCGACGGCCACCGGACAGAACGCGTCGATGACCTCCGGAGCGAATGCTGCTGGCGAGTACGGTGCAGTGGTGGGCACGGACGCCGCCGTTTCCGACACCACCCAGGCGTTCGCGGTCTGCACCGATTGCGACGATGCGACCCCCGACTACAGGTTCACCGTTCTGGCGAGCGGTGCGCTGACCATCACGGGCGACGCAACCGCCGACGCAGGACTCGCCGGCGGGTTCGACTTCATCGTTGCGGCTGGCGCTAGCGCGGCGGCCGGGAGCAGCTTCGATGTGACCGGCGGCGCCGGCGGGGCTGCCGCGGTTGACTCGGACGGGCAGGCTGGCGGGGCAGCTAGCATGACCGGTGGCGCCGGTACCGAACTGAACGGACTGGGAGCGAATGACGGGTCCGGCGGCGACGTGGTTCTTCTCGGCGGCGCCCGCGGCGGGGCCACCGGTACGGCAGTCCAGGGCATCGTTCGCGTCGGGTCCCCAACCGTTGGATCTACCAAGACCACCAACCTCCTCGCGGTGGCCGGCGGCATGGAGGTTGATGGAGATGCCAGGTTCGACGGCGCGATGACCTTGGGAGATACGACCGCAGACCTCCTGACGTTCACCGGACTGCTGGCAACAGACCTTACGTGGGATACGGGACTCGCGGGCGGGGTCGATCTGCTGGTTACGGCTGCTGCGGCAGATACGGCCGGCGGAACCTTTGACGTGACCGGACAGGCGGGCGGCGCTGCGGGGGCGGGCCAAGTCGGACGCGCTGGCGGCGCGGTGACACTCACCGGCGGAGCTGGATCGGCCAAGGACGGCGCCGGGGCCAACGACGGAGACGGTGGAGACCTGGTTCTCCTCGGAGGTGCTCGCGGCGGCGCGACTGGTGGAGGCGAGGTCCACGGTATCGTTCGGGTTGGATCGCCCACCGTTGGAAGCACCAAGGCGACCAACGTCTTGGCCGTCGGCGGGGCGTTCGAGGTGGACGGCGCCGCGCAATTCGATGGTACGGTTGCATTCAACTCGACCACCACGTTCCAGGTGGGCGACATCATCGCAGCCGACATCCTGGATCTCACCAGGTCCATTCCGCTGCCGCTGGGCGCGTGGAATAACTGCACTACCCCGGCTGCCATGGACTGGTCGGCTGGCGCCGACGACGACCCTGACTTTGCCCTGGTGAACTCCGCGCAGGCCATTGAGTGGGACGACACCGGCGGACAGGTGGATATTGACGAGATCTGCGTCTCGTTCACCGTCCCGGCGGATTATGTGTCCGGCGGATCCCTCCTGTTCAGGATTACCAAGGACGCCGATACCGGCCCGGGCACTGTCCAGGAGGCCATCACGTGTCGGCTCTCTGTGGACGGTGCTGCGATTGGTGCGCCGACCGAGGTGAACGCGGCGCATGCCATCGCCGTGCAGACGGTCACCGTGACGCCGGCCGGGACGTGGGCTGCCGGGGCAAGCATCAGCGCGCTTTGCGCGGTGGACCAGGATGGCGCTGGGCCGCGAGACGACATCGTTTACATGCACTCGGTCGAGGCGCGGTACACCGCTACGCAGTAGGAGCCAGCCCTGTCCGACTACGCCAAGATCGAGGTCAATGCGACCTACTCGAAGAACTCGGACTACTCTTTGCCCAAGAGCAAGACCGACTTCGACGAATACGAGGCTACGCCAGACGAGTTTGACGCGTACCTCGTGGACGCAGTGGCTGCCGGAACCACGGTTAGCACCGCGAAGTACGACTCTCTTGACACGGTGATCGTCAAGAGCAACGCGGCGGCCGGTGGGTCCAACGTCACCGTGCGAGCCAGCACAACGGCCAACGCGGCGGTGGACCATGTACTCGCCCCCGGCAAGTTTCTGGTCCTGTCGGACGTGGTGAAGGCTGACGGCGTGATCCTGACGGCTGCCAGCGGCACCGTCGAGTGCGAAGTCTGGGTAATGGGGACCTAGCCATGCGCGGAAAGATGCCAGGCTCTAGCGGAATGGGCGGAAAGGGTGGCATGATGTCTGGCCCGGCCGCCCTGATCATGGAGATGGCGCCGGCCGCAGAGGCCCCGGGCGAGAAGAAGTCAACCAGCAACTTTGACCTCGCGGCCGATCGCGTGTTTCAGGCCCTTGGCGGGGAAGGTGATTCGGTAGCGTTCCGCGCTGCTCTCCGGAGCGCGATCAAGACCGTTATCAACGACATGAGGCTGTAGGTGGGCCTCTTTACGGTCTTTGGCGCCGGGTCCGCCGCAGCCGCCGGCGACGCAACCACATCGCTGGTCAACGCCGACCGCGTACCGACTGTCGCGACCATGATCACCCGCGTGCGGGAGATGGCCGACGACCTCGGCTCCCAGCCGTTCAATCCCGACAGGGCGATCTTGAGCTGGCTCAACGACGGCGGCGCCGAGCTCCATTCCCTCTTCGTGACCTCGTACGAGGATTACATCAGGGCTAGGGTCACGATCACCTTCGATGGGCGGACACCGCCCGAGTACCCGCTGCCGCAGGGGCTCATGAAGTCCCTCGGCATGGACTACCTGGTCGGCGGCTCGACCAGCGACCGCCGGCGGATGGAGAAGTTCGGCAACGCCGAGCGGAACACCCGGCAGCGGATCCTGCCTATCAGGGACACGATTCCGCAATACCGGCTCGTCGGGAACGTGGTCGAGATCATCCCGAACATGAGCAGCGGAACGGCCGAGCTGTTCTACATCCCGGAGTTCAAGCGGCTCCTGGACGGCGACGCGGTGGCCGACAAGTGGCCGTACGTCAGGGAGGGATGGGAGGTCTACGCCATTCTCCACGCGGTTATCGAGTGCGCACTCCGGGAGGAGACGGACCCGCGGGCGTACATGGAGAAGAAGGCCGCTAAGAAGCAAGAGATCGTGGACATGCTAACTCCGCGGGACGCAGCCGAGTCGTGGGCCGTTACGGACACGCAGTCGGTGCGTGATCGCGAGGAATGGTGGTAGCCAGTGGGCCGTTTCACGCGCTCAAAGGTCCCGCCCGAGGTGGCGGACTTCCACGAGCGGGTTGCCTCGGCGTTTGCTGACGCCGAACGCAGCCCGTTTTACTCGGCGGTTCTCCTGGAGGACATATCCCTTGACGGAGCAGCTACAACGCCGGTTCCGCACAAGCTAGGACGCAAGGTGCGCGGCTTCGTCGTGGTCAAGAAAGACACATCGTCTGACATCAGTTGGGATCTCGCAGACACCGCCGACCTCACCAAATATCTACCGCTGTTTACTGACGCCATGGACACCGTGGCTAGCCTGGTGGTGTTCTAGTGGGACTCCTGGTGCCCAGCAATCTCACCGTGGTCCGCAACGCGGACGGGTCAATCCAGCGTACAGAGCTTGTTATCAAGACCAAGAAGTACACTAACACGATCACACGTAATGCGGACGGGTCAATTCAGAAGACAACGTTGACCGTTGGGCCGGCGTAATAGGAGCAGAACATGCCAATTGCATCAGACATCAGCGTCGCGATCAACGGAAACATCCGATACGTCGGGACGGCAGGGACTAACTACACCGTCCTGGAGTTCCACCGATATCTCGGCGCGCTCATGGACGATGCGCAGGCCAGCGGCGACGACCTCCTTGACATCACATCCGACACGGCAGACGAGCGATCGACAGACCAGATCCTCACGCTCAACTCGCCGTACAACATCGACGACACCCTTGCGCAGCACTTGTATGACGGATCCGTCGCGCAGAGCGGCGGGGACACGCTCTATTCTGGACTCCAGGTGCTCGGCGCGGTGGTTTCCGGCACGGAGATCATGATCGTCCAGGACGATAAAGTGTTGCCGTCCTACTGGGGCACCGGGATCAACGCGGACGCCGCGAACAACATCATCATGCAACTGATGATCAAGAGCCGCACAGGCGGCGCCGACATTAACGGCAAGAAGATCATCACGCGCGCCATGGAATATGGCGATCAGTTCAAGGAATTCCAGGCCACGTTGGGACTCGCCAACTCCGTCAGCGCGCTTTCCACCGAGGCAGACCTCAACAACGCCAAGTCCGACGCAACGATCCAGGGTTACACGGACATCGCGAACGTCGAGGGCTTCCAGACCATCGACATCGACGGAAACGGAACGCCGGAGGAGTACTATGCAAAGTGGGACAAGGGTTCCCGCACGGTCAACGACGTATACGAGCGCTCGAAGTGGATCCAGCAGCGCTCCCACCTCGCCGACTCTGGCGCGGACACTGGGTCAGATTTCGTCGTAGACAACGCTACGATTGTCGGACAGGGGCAGGAGTTCTCCGCGCGCCCACAGGCCGAAAAACTCACGGAAATGCGGTTCCAGCTCAAGGTTGGCGCCGGCACCCCAGCGGGAACGCTCGTGGCCGAACTGTACGACTCGGACGACTTGGCCACTGCCAAGCCCACCGGATCGGTACTCGCCACGTCTGAGGCCGTGCTGGTCAGCGCCCTGACATCCAGCTACCAACAGATCATCTTCAGGTTCAACGACAACGTAACACTCACCGCAGACCAGGAATACTTCGCCGTGATCCGCAATGCGGCCGGCGATGCATCGAACTATGTCCACGTCAAGGGGCTGGCGACAACGGGCGCCGATGACGGCAACCTGGCAGTGGAGAACCCGGCGTCAACATGGACGGGCGTGGCAGCGGACGATCTCTGGTTCTCGGTCAGTTCCAGCCCGCTACACCATGGCCGGCCCGGCGAGAAATTCCGGGGCATCGACTACGAGATCGTTTACGACACGGAGACGGGTGGCCCGTTCACCGAGGACGAGATCCTCTTCTGGGGCACGCGCGTCACTTTCGATACCCCGTCCGGCACCTTCCTGGTCGGCGAGTACGTGACATTCGAGGCGGACGGGTCAGGGGTCATCAAGAACGCAGGCAAGGTGCTCAAGAACGCGGCCGGCATCTTGACAGTTGCCCTCGAAGACTCGGTGTCGGCGGACCTGCTCGATAACGACGACATCACCGGAGTCACATCTGGGGCCACAGGAAAGATCGCCACGACCATCGTTGACCAAAACAGGGCCGGAGGGGAGGGCGTACTGCTCGCGCTTGACGACGACGGAGCGGCCGGCGACTTCTACATCCAACTGATCTCCGGTTCGGCACCGGTGGACAACCTGCTTATTGTTGGCCGATCATCCGCCGCGACGGCACTGGTGTCCACCACGGTAACCGCGCGCACGATCAAGCCGGAGTTCTTGGGCCAGAGCACCGGCACGAACATCATCGGTGCCTACGGTGTTGGATTCGAGGCGCTGGACGTGGGGGCGAGCGATAAGCTTTTCGACCTAACCAACACACAGCGCGTGCCCCCGAACAACGTCACGTTTACCGTGTCCGGGCTGGTGAGCGGCGAGGATCGCATTTTGGTCGGACCGCGCACCGGCACATCGCTCAACAAGGCACAGCGCCAGACAGACACGACCCTCTCCGGTGTGTCCGAAACGCTGGTGCAGTGCTCTGCGGCCGTCCCAACGGGCACCCCGGCGGCCGGCAACGGAACGCTGAACACGCGGCTCAGAGTTGAGTTGGACAGCGGCATCTATCGGCGGGTGCGCTATTCATCGTACACCGGAAACGACTTCACGCTAGACACGGATGTTGACTGGACCGGCGCTAACGTCTCGACTCAACCGAAGGACGTATTCGTCGCGTACATCGACGTGCTAGCGGACGGGACATCCGAGGCGTACCAGGCGGTCCACAGCGGAACCGACGTGGACGTGCTTGTCCGTGTAAGGGATGGCGGCGCAACGCCGATCAAGACCATCGAGATCAGCGCCGTGTTTGGCTCGGCCAGCACAACCACCGCCGTTACTCGCCAGACCGACGCATGAGGCACGTGAAATGGCCCGGCTCATTCGCGTAACGCTGGAGAGTGACGACGGCTCTGTGCGAGAGTTACTCGAGCCAGAGGCCGCGCGGTGGATGGAGTGGATCTCCGGGCATGTCGACTGGGACATGTTGCCGGAGACCGATGTCGCCAACGGAGCGACGCGGTTCCTGTGGGTCGAAACGACGGGGGAGTGATTGCCTGGATCAATCGTCAGCGATCAGACAGTCATCGACGCAGCGGAGGCTACGACGAACTGGGCGACGGTCGGGACGTGGGGGGGGGCCCCGGCCGCGTCGGCTGATATCTTTTTGGAGCAGGCAAATGCTATCAACGCCCGCGCATCAGCAGCTAACGGGCCCGTCGAGCGCTATGCGGGGTCGCTCGTCGCGACCGCATCAAACCTGGATCTGACGGTCAGCAACAGGCATCTCTATTTCTGGGTGAAGTGCTTCTCTCTCCCCTCGATGAACACCCGCGCAAAGGGTGGAATCGGCATTTCCATCTCCTCCGACACGTCACCCACGAGATCGCCGGCGACGGGTGGCGAGCCGTGGGTGGGGCCGACAAACTCGAAGAACTGGTTCATGACCGGGAAGGATTTCGAGCCTGAGTCCGGGTGGGTCTGTTACGTCGTGAACCCGAATGGCACGCCCGACTTCACCCTCGGCAGCCCGGTCATGAGCACCACGAACCGCGCCGGCATCCGCAGTGATGCGCTGCTGGTGGTCGGCGGCGGCTCGGTCAAGCCGCTCCCGACAATGTGGGACCGCATCGCCTACGGGTCGATGCTCACAATCAATGAAGGGACGGGAGGTGCCCCGGTAACGTTCGAGGATATCTATGCGGCCGACTCAGCGAACGCAAATCAGTATGGCATCCTCCGGAAAACGGTCGGCATCTATCTCCTCGCGGGTAAACTCACCTTCGGTACGACCGGCCAGACGGCGGTCACGGTCTTCGCGGACACCAGCCAGGTCATCGTCTGTCAGGATTTTCCTGTGGCGGCTGGGCTCTATGAGTTGGTGCTGAATGGCGCCGGGAGTTTTGCCACTACCGTGACCCTGGGCAGCATTTCGGGCACGCTGACGAGCAAGGGCTGCACGATTCGCGGTAGCGGACTGAACGAGCGGCGACTTATTGCGCCAGTCATCGTGTCCGGTGGGACGGGCTACACAGCGAACGACATCCTGACGGTCTCGGGGGGCACGTCAAGCATCGTCGCCAAGTTCAAGGTCATCACCGTGTCGAGCGGGGTCATCACCGAGATTCGCATGGAACAGGCCGGCGCTTACTCGGCGCCGGTGACTGGCACACTGGCCGTCACCGGTGGAACTGGAGCGGACGCGACATTCACCGCGACAGTCGCTGGTGGGTCGATCTGGACGCTGACCGCAAGCGCCGCGAATCAGACGCTCAATCTGTACGCATGCACGATCTCCGAAATGCTCTCGGCGGCACTCGCGTCCACCACCACTATGGACGGCTGCATCGTCCAGAACTGCGGCGAGATCACTGCCAGCGGCGCGACGATCAAGAACTGCACGTTTTTCGACCTGCGAACTACGACGCCGATCAGCGCGACCTATCAGATCCGAGTTACCACAAGCACGCCCACCCTGACGAAAAACAAGTACGTCAACTGCGCAACGGCCGTCCTCTGGGATCGCGCTGCCGACCCGAACGGCAAGATCGATGGCAGCGAGTTCATTTTTGGCGGCGCCGGCCACGCGATCGAGTTCGGCACGAACACGCCGGGCGATCCGACCGAAATCAGCCTGACAGACGTGAAATTCACTAACTACGGTGCTGACGACACTACCAACGCGGCGATCTACAACAACAGCGGTAAGCACCTCATCATCAACATCCTCGGCACCGGCAATTCCCCGACAGTGCGCAACGCCGGCGGGTCGTCCACGACGATCGTGGCGAACACGGTTACAACCGAGGTCACGGTCAAGGCGCTCGACACGGGGGCGCTGATTACCGGAGCGCGCGTCCTGGTGATCGCATCAGACAACACCGGCCCGATGCCGTTCGAGGAGACGGTTACGGAGATTACCAGGGTGGACACGACGGCGACGGTAGCCCACACCGCGCACGGGCTTGTGGACGGCAAGAAGGTCATGATCAAGGGCGCTAACCAGCAAGCGTATAACGGCGTCTTCGTGATCACCTACATCAATGCCAACTCCTACAGCTACGCGGTGAGCGGGAGCCCGGCCACCCCGGCGACAGGCACCATCAAAGCGACTGGCGTTGTTATCGACGGCACGACAGCGGCAGGGGTGATCAGCGACGTGCGCACGCATGCCTCTAACCAGCCGATCAAGGGCGCTGTGCGGAAAATGACGGAGTCTCCATTCTATAAGAATGGTTCGATCGTTGGCGTAATTGACAGCGCGGACGGCCTTTCAGTCACGGTACAACTGGTGCGCGATGAGTGACGACAACAAGTACCCCGACACGCACTCTCCGAACGGCGAAGTGGTCAGGCTGTTCGGCCGAAAGAAGACTGCTCCCGCCATCAAGTGGGGAAGCGGCTACCTCAACAGGTCGGACCAGGACAAGATCTCTTACCTGGAAAAGCTCGCTTCCTCGCTTAACGATGCGTTGAGCGAGATGCAGGACGACCGGAACCGGCTTTCCAAGATCGCGTTCTCGCAGGAAACGCAGCTGCGGCAGGCCGGACTAGGCGCCTCCGCACAAAGCGACATGCTCCAGCAGCAGATCACCCGCTGGAACGCCGACAAGGAAGAGCGTCTCCAGCGCGTTCAGGCTCTCCAGGCGCAGGTCCGCGAACAGGCGGCACGCATCAAGGACCTTGAGGCCATGTCAGGCAGCGATAAGGAGACGGCGCAGTGACCGTCAACTGGGCGACGGGTGTTATCACAATCCCGCAGTCGGATCTGACTCCCGTGGTAGGAACGTTGTACGAGTACAGCATTAACACGATGCGACTCGCGCTCAAGTCACTGGAGGACGACGAGGCCGGAATGCCATTCCTCGACGCGCATAAGCACACTCCTCCAATTACGCTGGCAGGCGTGACGTTCGCCAGGCAGGTCGAGATCATCAACGGCTACACCATCACGTTCGTAGACGGTCAGTATGGCGTGAACATCATCGGAGGCAACAGCAATATCGGGGATGTGCTCAACCGGAACCAGGTGAGCGTGAACACCGCGAACAGCAGCGGCGGCGTGGATATGGCGACACTAGAAGCATCCGTGAATACAACCAAAGAGTTAGCCGAACTGATCTTCGTGAGTGGCTGATGCTCAATTACCGTGAATTCACCATAGACCTGTCGCGCGGGCTGAACACTAAGCTCGACTCCAAGCGGTTAACGCCGGGCGACCTGATCCTCCTGGAGAACGGCATCTTCTCCACGCCGGGGACCATCAGGAAGCGCAAGGGCTACGGGCCCCAGGGGCGCGCGGTTGTTCCCGCTGGGTCGATCACGTCCGGGCGGGCGATGGGCGTCCGGGCGGGCGAAGAACTGGTGATGATCGGGGACTCTACCGGACTCACTGGACCGGAGACCTCGCGGGTATTCAGCCGGTCAGCCGGCGCGCAGAGGTGGGTGGAGATCGGGACAGCCCTGCCCGTCGAGGTGTCGGCCGAAACGGTCTCGCAGCCCTACGGCTTCCACTCAATGCCGAACGTCTGCGTCGTGGACGACAAGTTTGCGGTGTACACGGGAGAAACGCGGGCGACGCTGCTCTCTGCGGCGGCAACCGAGGCCCACGCAACCATTCGCGACATCGCCACGGGTGCGCGCGTGTGGGAGGGCGAGTTGGTCGCCGCACAGGAGAACACGCCCAAGCCGCTGGCCATGGGCACCAACGCGGTGATCCTCGTGGCCGACGACGGCGGACCAAACGTGCGCCGGTGGACGTGGAACTCCGCAACGCCAGCAACGGCGCCGGTGAACGGCGGGACGATTGTTACCGATCTTCAAACAACCGAGTTGTGGGACGCGTGCGAGGTGGATGCCAGCACGTGCGTGATCGCCAGGGCCACGACAGCCGGGGACATTAAGGTTCTGGCGTTCGACTCCGCTGGCGGCACGGTTGCAACGGCAACGATTCCCGCTGAGGTCGCAGTTGGCGCGGTTGCGGTATTCAAGGTGTCAAACGGCACGACCAACTACATATGCGTGGCGTGGTCGGTTGCGGGGAACGACGTTCGGTTCAGCTTGCGCAACGTGTCTACTCTCGTACAGGTGACAGCGCCCGGCGTAGCGTTTGCCGCCGGCGGGGCGGTGCGAAACATCACCGGGGCCAGGGAGACCGAGACTGCGGGCGAGTGGATCCGGCTGTTTGCCGACATAGGCACGGCCGTTGTCTCCGGCCAGGTAACGTTTAGCGGCATCGGGTCGGTGTCCGAGGAGACGTTTTACGGACAGCAACTCGCCAGCAAGGCGTTTTATGCCAACACCCGCGCTAACGTGCTCTGCACCCACGGCGCGTCCGCTGGCGACAATCTCCAGCCAACCTACTTCCTCCGGGCCGTGGACGCTGCGCTATCGGTAACCAACGTGCCGGTTACTAACGCCAAGGTGCTCTATTCCCGCGGGGCCTACAGCGATGCGTATCGGCGGACGGTCGGCGCCAGCACCGCCGGCGGACTTCCCCAGTTTGTGGCGCTGGGTGATGACAAGTGGTTGACTGCTGGCCTCAAGCAGGAGCGACTGGTGCGATCCAGCGTCGCAGGGTCTGCTCCGTACGTTGCGCCAGAGACAACCAAGAGCCTGTGCGGATTCACGTTCGACATGTCGCCGGACATCGCGCCGCCGACCGTTGACGCGGCCGGGTCGCTGTTTATTGGCGGATCTCGGCTCGGGCTCTTTGATGGCCGATGGCAGGAGCACGGGTACGATATGTATCCGTACTTTACCGTGGCCGACGACGCGACGGCCAGAGATCTCGTTGCGGGCACGGCCTACGACTACGTTGTTGTCGCCGAGTGGACGGACAGGCAGGGGAATCTTCACAGGTCGTGTCCCTCTGCCTCCGTTGCGCATACTCTCGGCGGCACCATTCCCGGCGCGACGGGGGTTGCCGTTACGATCAACACGTTGACGACCGTGGCCGGGTGGTCGGACGCCGCATCGAAGGGCGTCCAAACAGTATTCCGGATATTCCGAAAGCTGGCGACCGAAACCGTCTATCACGATACGGGCGTTACGGTAGCAAACAACCCAAACACAAGCACTGTCGTCACTGACGAGGGCACGCTCGCCGCTACAATCAACAGTAATCCCACCCTGTACACCACCGGCGGTGTCCTGGAGAACATCGGCCCGCCGGCCATGACTTCACTCGCTGCCGGACTCAACCGGATGTTCGGCATCCCGGCCGACGACCGGACCCTGGTCTGGTTCACCAAGGAGAAGGAATCCGGCATCGCCTACGAGTGGAGCGACCTGCTTACCTTCCGCATCGAGTCCGGAGGTCCCAACATCGCTCTTGCTATCTACGACGACAAGATCTTCGTGTTCAAGGAGCGGGCGATCTACGTGGTATCCGGCCAAGGGCCCAACTCGCTGGGGCAGGGTAACTGGAACGACCCCTATCTCATTTCCGGCGACATCGGCTGCGTAGACCGAGCGTCTGTCCTGGTCACCAACGCCGGGGTGTTCTTCAAGAGCCAGAAGGGCATTTACCTGCTTGCCGGCGGGCTGAAGTACGTCGGCGCGGCGGTTGAGACCTACAACGCCGAGACCGTTGTTCGCTCCGTCCTGGAAGCAAGCTCCCACCGAGCGTTCTTCTTTCTGGAGTCTGGCACCGCGCTGGTTTTCGACTACGAGACCGGCCAGTGGGGAACCTATCCAAACCACAAGGCTATCGCGGCGGACATCTGGCAGGACAAGCTTACCTGGCTGGACGAGGACGGGTTTTGCCACCAACAGAATGACGACTTCCTGGACAACGGGGAGTCGTACGGCCTGAAGATCGGGCTCGGCTGGCTCGACATGAACGCGCCGGCCGGCTGGAAGCGCTTCCGGCGCCTTGGCTTGCTCTGCGAGTGGAAGTCTCCACACAACCTAGTTGCCCATGTTTACTACAGAAAAGGCGAGGTCCCGGACGGCGAGGGGACGGTCGTCGGCGATACCGTGCGCTACGACCTGACATTCGCCGCGCAGGCTGTCTCCGGTGGGTATTTGCTCCGGGCCCGGTTCCCGCACCAGAAATGCTCCGGAGTTCGCTTGGAAATTGAGGACACTGACGGCGAGGGCGAGAGCTACTCCATCTCGGCGATCATGCTTGAGGTGGGAATGAAGCGCGGAATGCACCTGTCGGCCGAGAAGACCGTGTGAGTTGCCACTTATGTTGACTCCCTATTACGTTGTAGCTAGGCGCCCTGCAGCGACGAGGAGTTGTGAATGAGCTTTTGGAGTGACAGGATCGCCGAAAACCAGGCCGGCGAGTACGGCAAGGCGTTCTCGAACTTCTGGGACAAGCCGACTACGTGGCTTGCCGAGAAGGCCGGCATGCGACTCACGCCGGAAGAGCTGCGACGCATCGAGGGCGCTGGGAAGCAGTATGACGACCGCGGCGTTCCGGAGTACACTGCGGGGGAAATAGCCGCAAACACCGCGCTCCGGAAGGTGATGGAGGGGCGGGTTGCCGGTACGGCTGCCTCACCAGCTGAACTCCAAATGCAGGCGGGACTCGCCCGCCAGTTGGCCGGAATCAACGCCGCGGCGGCTTCTGGTTCCGGGGCTTCGAATCCGGGCCTCGCGCTGCGGCAAGCGCTGTTCTCTGGGCAGGCGGCCGGTTCCGCCTTCAACCAGGACGCGGCGATCCTTCGCGCCCAGGAGCAAGCGGCAGCCGAGGCCCGGCTTGCTGGGCTCCTCGGGCAGAACCAGGGGGCGGCGCTCCAGTCTCGCGGCATGAACGACGTGCGAGCGCAGAACGCGCAGAATCTCCAAGCGAACATCGCAAACCAGCAGCGGGCGGCGCGGGCACAGTTTTCCGGAGCGGTGTTGGGGGCGGGCGGCAGCGGGCTAGCCCTTTTGAATGGCCGCGGTGGCGGCGGTGGCAGCGGGGCGCCGGACATCGACTTTGGCTCGGGAGACGCGGTTCCCACGCTATTGGGTGATTTGCGGCCGGTAACGTTGCCGACTGAAACGTCGTCGCGGCCGTGGGGACAGAACCCTTACGCGCTGGTGCCTAGTAGGGCCCTCGCCGACGGCGACATCGTGACCAGGCCCACGCGGGCGATCGTGGGCGAGGAGGGCCCCGAGGCTGTTGTGCCGCTCAAGACGCCGGCAGACGCCGCCATGGCGGCATTCCTCATTCGCCGGGCGAGGGAGAAGCAGGAGGCAGAGGACCGCGGCAGGCAGATCGGGGAGGTGGCGTCCAGAATGTCCGCCGCTCCGGACCCTCGGGCACTGATGCCGGCGCTGATGCGGGAACGCGCAGAGCGGCAGCTCGCCGAGCAAATGATGGCCGGAGGCTGGCGGTAGATGGGTGGCGCGCTCGACATCGACGCGATGCTTGCGAATTACCCGGAGAAAGATCGCGGGGACATCCTCCGCGCGCTTGGACCCGACATCACGGGGACGCCCTCCGCCCTTGGACCCGACCTCGCTGGACCAAGCGCGGAGGATATCGCTGCCGGGATGGAGGTAGAGCAGGGCCCATCGCTTGAACAAAAAGTCTTCTCTGCGCTCATGGCTCCCGTTCCGCCTCCTCCACCAACCCCAGAGGAGGCGCAGTATGCGACTGAGCGCATGGAGTGGGAGCGGTCCAGGGCAGCAGCTGAGCGGGCAGGCGTACCGTGGAAGGTTGGTCCGCCACCTGTTGCGCTAAAGCCGCAATCGCCAGAAGACGCAGAGCGGTGGCGAACAATCAAGCTCCACGAAGGGCTGCTGGCGGCCGGAGTTCGCCCCGAAACCGTCATGTCTCCCGACGAATTGGCGGTTGTCAGGCCATCGACAGGGGGCGGGCCGGTTTCCAACGGCCCGAAGGGCGGGTCGCCTCCAGACAAAATCCCGGAGACCCCTGCCAAGGCCGCCGGCGCGTCTGTATCAGGCGCAGTGTGGGGCCCGGGCGCCGGGTCTGCGCGGGTCCTCCAAGAACTGGAGAAAGGCCGCATCGAGAACGAGAAGCAAACAGAAACGCTCCTTGAGGAGTCTGCCGGCGCAGCAAAGGCCGAAGCCGAGGCGCTCCACGAGGCGGCCACCCTGGAGAAGGCATATCGGGACGAGCAGGCGACGGCAATCGACCGGCAAGCCTCGCTCGACCTCTACGCCGAGACCCAGCAGAAGGCCCTCGCAACTGCGCACCGCGAGTACATGGAGAACGCCCAGAACGCGCTTGACGAGAACATGTCGGCGCTTGCCAATAGCAAGGCTGACCCGTGGGAGGGCGTGAGCCCGTTCGCCAGCTTCCTCGGGATCATGCTCGGTGGCATTGGGGCAGGCATCGGCGGCGGACCGAATCAGGCGCTGGCGGTCCTCGAACGGCGCCTTGAGCGGAATCTGGAGACGCAACGGATCAACATGGCGAAGCAGGCCCAGGTCATCGGCATGCAGGGTCAGGCGCTGTCCCGCCGCGATGAGTTCTTCGCGAGCGACATCGCCCGACAGACAGCCCAGAGGGCCTCCGCATGGGCGCGGGTGGGCAGGGAGATGGACGCCAACGAGCACAGGTTCAAGGGCGACGCCGCGCATGCGGCATTCAAGCAGGCCCGCGCCGAGATCGAGCAGAGGCGGTTGAAGTTCGCTGGCGACTTCATGCAGAACGCCGCGCAGGAAAGCCGGATGAATCTCGCTACCCAGCTCCAGGGCTACGGGGCGCGCGAGCAACTGTCGTTGCAGGCACGGCTTGCGCAAAGCGGATGGGGCGAGCCGCCGCCGCCCATGACCGGCGAAACGCTGGAAAAGCTTGGCGCGATGATGGCGGCCAAGAAGCAGATCGAAAACATGGCGGACGACTTTGCAGAGCTGGATTGGAGCGCCGCGGTAACCAAGTGGATCCCCGGCACCGCGGGCCAGGACTACGAGGCCCAACGAAAGGCCGTAAGCCTGTTCACGGCATTCGCGCTGTCCGGGATGCAGTTGCCGCCGGCGCAAGAGGAGTCTATTGCCAACCTGTTTGCAACTCCGGGGGCGTTCAAGGGTACCGAGCGCGCCAAGTCTAGGGCCCTCCTTGGAGTGATTGGCTCTCGCATCGACGGCATAGTTGCGGCAAATCGGATGGGCGGGCGCGATACTAGCGGATTCACCGCGGCAGGCTACGGCGCGTCCGCATCGGCCATTCGGGAGCGGCCGCGGTGACTCCGACCGTCTACAACGTCGCCACGCGCGATGCCGAAAGGGTCCCCGAGGAGGAGATCGAGGCCCGCGTGCTGGCCGGAACGCACACGTTCTATCCGGGCACCGAAATTGCCGCAATTGATCGGCGTGGGCGGGCGGTATGGATCCCGGCCGAGCAGGCTGCCGACGCATTCCAGCAGGGCTACCGACTGGAGACAGACGCCGATGTAAAAGCCCGCGAAGTTTACGAGAAGTACGGCAAGGGCTTCGGCAACGAGCTCCGCGCGTTCGCCGAGGGAGCGGCCAGGGCGGCAACGTTCGGCGCGTCAGACGTAGCGTTCCGCGCGCTCGGAGTGGACGCGGAAGGACTCGCGGGGCGCAAGGAGGCTAGCCCGATCGCGGAGGGCGTTGGCGAGGCCGCAGGTGTCATTGGGTCCCTGCTCGTTCCGGTGCCCGGCGCTACCGCGGCGGCCGCTGCCAGGGCCGCGGGCGCAACGAAGGCGATTGGCTTCGGAGCCAAGGCTGCCAATGAAGCAAAGGCGTTGGCGGGGGCTCTTGCCCCGGTGCAGCAGGTTGCTCGTCTCGGCAAGGCTACGGAGTCCCTCGCCGCGCGCGGGCTCGAAGGCATTGCTGCGCGCGGTGGCGCGGCGAGGGTTGCTGCCAGGGCAGCCGAAGCGTTCGCCGGGACGGCCGTAGAGGGCGCCGCGTATGTCTCCGGCATGGCTCTCTCTGAGCAGGCGCTCGGGGACCCGGATGTTACTGCCTCTCGCGTGTTCAGTGATGTTGGGCTCGGAGCGGTTCTCGGCGGCGGGCTGGGGATTGCCGGGAAGGGTCTCTCTGCCGGCGCGTCGAAGATGAAGGGCCTGCTTGAGGAGACGTTCGGCGCGGAAGCGCTCTCAAGGAAGGCGGGGGAGTGGGGGGCAAAGGGGCTCGGGATCACCCAGGGTGCCGACAAGCTAGCCCGCAAGGGGATTGACCTCTCGGACATCGGAAACTGGGCGATGAACGAGAAGCACGCCGCGCTCGGCGGAAAGCCTATCGGCGGAATCGTCAAGAGCAAGAAGGCAGCGGCGAACGCCAGGGCCGTGATGGAGGACGCGATTGAGCGTCAGTCTACATATACTCGCGCGCTGGACGGGAAGTTGGGCCGTCCAGTGATGGACCTGGGCGACATGTATCGCCCGCCGTCTGCTGGGGCTAGCGGTGGCGTGATGTGGCGCGTCGTTGACGACCTTGGCGACCCGGCACTTGCCGACATTCGCGCAGCAGTAGAGGCAAAACTAGGTGCGTTCCACGAAGCATTCAAGGATGGTCCAGTTACCTTTACGCGCGCAGTAGAGCACAAGCGGGCGCTGGACAGGTTCTTGCGGGACGCGTGGGGCCGGCAGAGCAATACCCCCGCCATGGCCGAGGCCAAGAAGATCCGACATACGCTCAACGAAGCCGTCGACTCGCGCATCGACTCGGAATCCCGCTCCGTCGGCATGGACGCGGCTGGGTGGATGAATGCCAAGAAAGACTACGGCTGGGCTGCGGAGGTCGAGAGGCTGGCGGGCAAGAAGGCGTTCGGGGAGGCGAAGCACCGCGTCATTTCGCTGTCTGATCACCTCTGGGGCCTTGGCATCGGCGGCTATACCGGGGGCATTCCCGGCGCGCTGCTGGGTGCCGTCGCAAACAAGCTTGCCCGCGAGTACGGTCCGCAGGTGGTTTCAGTGGCGATGAATCGCGTCGCCAAGCTGGACTTCCTACGTTCCTCGGCTGCCGCCGCGCAGGCCCGCATGAATGAAGCCCTCCGCGGCGTCGTCGCCGCCAAGGGTGCGGCAACGAAGAGCGGCGGCGTTCGCCCGGCGTTCAAGCGTTTCGATGCAAAGGACTGGCTGGCGCATCCAGGGGCCGCGAAGGCGTCGGCCAAATCTTCAATGCAGGCGGTTCTTGACGTAATCGACCGCTACGCTACGTCGCCCGAAGAACTCGCTTCCCTCCTGGACAAGAACCTTGCCGACATCTACGAGGTAGCTCCGGGCATCGGCATGGCGATAGCCGCGCGGACTGCCCGTGCCCTCGTCTACCTGCACGCCGCTGCTCCGCGCCCGGAGAGGCCATTCAACGCGTTCTCTTCTCGCGGCCGGCCGGTCTCCGACATGGAGCAGGCGCGGTTTCTAGACCAGGTGCGGGCCGTGAGCGACCCGGTAACTCTGGTGGAAGACGCCAGGGACGGAACGCTGACCAAGGCCAAGGTGGCCGCCGTCGCCGAGGCCGCCCCGGAAGATCTGGCCGAGATTCGGATGAGCGTCCTGGACGCTGCCGCCGACCACGGCGACGAAATGAGCTTCGGGACGCTGGCGCAGCTCTCAATTCTGCTCGACGGGCCGGTTACCGCCGCGATGGCGAAGGACAACATCAGCACATGGCAGCAAACGTTTGCGCAGCAGGCGGCGACAGACGCGCAGGCGAGGCAGAAGGCCCCCGCAGGGTTCAACGGCGCGGGGCTGGCGCAGGGGTTGGAGTCGGAAACGCAAGGACTGGAAAGGCGGCGCGCCGCATGACTTGGAGGACAGCATGAAGCAGATCGCGATCGTAGCGGCATTCCTGGTGACGAGTTCGGCGGTAGTCGCGCAGGACATGCCAAAGGCCAAGTCGGCCAACCTCACCGGGGCAGGGGCCGCCGGCTGCGTTGAGTCTACATTGCCCCGCGGGTGCATGCTCATTCCGAGCAACGGCATGGGGTCGGTCCTCGTGCGCCTGTCTGGCACATGGGCAGGCACGGTGGTCGCCGAGGGGTCGGTTGACGGAGCCACCGACCCGTGGATTGCGCTGGACATCACCAAACTGGCCACGGGGGCGTGGACGTTGGTGGCGAATACGACCGCTAACGCGAACTTCCTAGTACCCGCCGGCGGATTCAAGGCGATCCGCATCCGGGCTAGCCTGTACACGAGCGGAACCGTCGTGGTGGATGCGTGGGCGTCGCCCGTTCCGTTCGAGCCCATCTACTCCCGGGACGCCTCTGGCAATATGGTAGTCAGCGGCACGGTCACGGTCTCCGAGCCGGTGAGCGTCGAGGGCAACGCGGCGGACGGCGCGGCCGTGTCCGGGACCCCTGTGCGCGTTGGCGGTAAGGACGGCGCCGGGCTCACCCAGGACATCCTCACGGACACGGGCGGGGCCGTTCAGGTGGACGTGGAGAGCATCGCAGGAGGAACCAATAACGTCGGCGACGTGGACGTTGACAGCTTCCCGGCGGCAGCCATTGTGAACGCCGAGCAGGCGGCCAAGACCTCAGACGTAACGCTGATCGCGGCGGCTGCCAATACCCGGCTGGTATTCGCCCAGTGCGCCGAGACCGCAGCGGTGGCTGCGGCCGCGACCGTCATCCTGCGCCACGGCGAGGAGGCGGCCGGAAGCTGCTCCGGCAACTACGTCGCACGGATCGAACTGGCGCCGAACGAAACCGGAGACCCGCTCAAGTGGGACGCCCGTGGGCTCGCGGTGGCGTCCGGCGTGTGCATGGACATCACAGCGGGTACCGTGGACTGCTGGTCTGCCTCGGTGGTGGAGACTGCCCCGTGAGGACCCGGACCAAGGCCCTCCTGGTTGTGCTCCTGCTCTCGGCGGCGGCGCTGGGCAGCTCGGGCCCGAGGTTCGTGGACCTCTGGACCACGCAAACGGTCGCCGGGGCGAAGACGTGGAGCAACGACGCCACGTTCAGCGGCGACATCATCCTCAACGGCAGCAACATTTACAACACATCGAGTGCGTCGGGGCTGAACATGTCTGCGGCCAGCGACGCCAACGCAGGGGGCGAGTACGGTTTTGTCGGGGGCACAAACGCGATTCTCGATGGCGCTGGGGCAGTGGACCTCACCGTGACTTACATCGGCGCGTTCGGAGAAGACCTGGATGGCACGCCGTCCTACCCCTGGAGATTCAGCGCGGGCGGACAGCTTTCCGTTGTGCCGCTTGCGTTGCCATCACAGGGCGCGGCCGACGGTCTGTGTCCGGGTGTTACCGCATGGAATACTCAAGCCGGCGGCGCAACGACGCGAACCGACGCGGCGGGCGTTGCCTGCCTTGGCGCTGACATGAACTTCGATCTCGGCGCCGGTGGCGCGTCGAGTGGCGTGAACGCTGCGCAGAACACGGGTGGGAAGGGGGGCAGTTGGACGGCGACCGGAGGCGTCGGCGGAGAGGCCACCAACGGCACGCCAAACGTCGGCGGCGCTGGTGGGGATACGACCCTCCGCGCAGGCGACGGCGCAGCCACCAACGGCGCTGGGGGGGCGATCATCCTGGACATGGGTTCGGGGTCGGGCGCTGGCGCGAACGGCTCACTCTCGGTCCGGCTGGCCAATAGCGAAGTGGCGCGCGTGGAGTCGGACGGTGACTTGCAGTGCGACGGCGACGCGACGATCGACGGCGGCGACCTCTCGCTGGGCACGGGTACGGCGCAAACGATCAAGTGCAACAACGTGGCGGACTGCACGCTCGCGTTTTCGAACGATACGGCCGCGATGAACGCCACCATCGACGGCACGTTCACAGCAACAGGCACCCTTACAGGCTCGAACGTGAGCGGCACGAACACCGGCGATGCGTCCTGCACCGCCGCAAATGGCCTCTCGTGCCCCAGCCAGGTGTTTGCTATGGCAGCCGCCAGCGTTTCCGCTGACGGGGCCGTTGTGACCGGTGCGCAATCATTTCAATCGAACTCGTCAAACGCAAAAACGCTCTCGGGCAATGGTAGCCCAACCGTGCTCTGGATGAACACCGACAATTCGGGACAAGGATTCGGCGCCATCGGGGCCGCCGGAACGCCAGCAGCGTTCGCGCTGGCGAACTTCTCTACGACAGAAGCCGCGATGTACTGCCTCGACGGTGCGGGGCAGTCTTGTCACCGCGCTGGACACGGCAAGCGCGACGATATCTACGCCTACCACGGGGTCCGAGTCTTGGGCGGCATGGTCGGCGTTCAACCGGCCTATGCAAACGGTGGAGAGGGCGCGGACCCATCCTTGACCGTGGTAGCGCCCGCGACGGGGCTCGCGCAGCAATGGCAGGACGCGGCATCTACCTCCATCGCGGAGATGTCGAGCGCGGGCGCCCTTCAGATTGACGGCGCGCTCACGGCGACGGGCACGATCGCGGGGAGCAATGTTTCCTCGACGTTCACTGGTTCGGCGAGCGGCTCCGCGAGCGGCGCGAACACAGGTGACGTGACCATCGCCACCGCAACCAGCGTGTTCGGCCAAACTAGTATCAGCGGTCAAGCACTCTCGACCTACAGCGCCATCCCGGGACCTCTCTCTGCGCGATCGTTTTACGCCTGGCAGGGCTCGACCACCGCTACCGGGTTGGCCTATTCGTCTCAGATCACCGGCGGGTCGGTCACAGAAACCGGCACGGCCAGCGCACTGACCAACGTCGGCACCCGGGGCTATTCGCAGCGGGCGTCCGCGGCGTCGAACAACGCGCTAGCCGGTGTCGAGTCGGCCACCATGATCCATACATACACAAACTGGCGCCCGCGCATTTCTGCGCTAGTGAGGACCGACACCGCCATCACGACCCGCCGAACGTGGATTGGCGTGGAGGAGAGCACGATCAGCCTTCTGGCCATCCGTACCGCCGCGTCCGGACCAGCGGCGAGCGCCGTAGACTTCGCGGCCATCGGTTTCGACACGGCAGTTGATCCAAACTGGATGCTCTGCACGGGCGACGGCACGAACTACTCATGCTCGGATACCGGCGTCGCCGTCGCGGTTAGCACGGAGTACTCGATCGTGGTCGACTGGCGCACGTCAGCGACAACAGTTACAGGCTGGGTGAACGGAACCAGCGTGGCGAAAACGTCAAACGTGAGCACCGACTCGGTCGCGCTCGGATTTATCATCTTGACGACAACGCTCGATGCAACCTCCCGAAACTCGCAGATATCAGGGTTCATGCTGGAGCAGAACTGATGGCACACGCGCTGGTCTCGCAGATAGGTGGCGGAATGGGGCCTGGGGGCGGCCAAATTGGCTGCACCGTTATGTTCCTTGGTGCCGACGTTCCCGGGGGCGTGAGAGAGGAACGGGTGTTCGTGGGCATCGTTGGCCAATCGCTTGCGAGCCTAAAGACGGCGCTCATCGCTGCGTGCATCGCCGAAGGAGCGGCGCACGGATTGACGGTGGCCGACACGAACGTGTGGTTGCCATCGTACTCAAGAGGACCATAGGTGGCCGTCCTTCGCTACATCTGGGCCGCGCCCCTCTCTATCCTGGGCCTTCTCGTGGCCTATGTCGGTGGCGCGCGCTATACGACCAAGAAGGGCGCGTTGCTGTTCGTCGCCCGGACTGGCTGGCCGCTGGCATGGTTCTTCCGGACGTTCGGCGTACTGGCGTTTACCTGGGGCTGGGTGGTCGTGTTCCGGGACCACAAGGCGCTGGGGAATGGCCGGACGCTGCGCCACGAGATGGAGCACGTAAGGCAGGCGTGCGCGTGGGGACCCCTCTTCCCGGCGGCCTACATCTTGGCGGGCGCCTGGGCGGCGGGGCCCGGCGGGAGCGGCTCGGGGATCTGGAGAAGCAGCAGCGCCAGCACGGTGCACCTCACACGCTGTAGTCGAGCACGCGGCTGATGATCCCCGCCGGGCTCTGCCCGGTCCCGAGAGCGCGCCCATCCGACGCGCGCCGCCCGGAGCGCGCCACGGTCTCGGCGCCCGGGGCCTCCCAGCCGGCGGGCTTCTCGGGCATGGAGGGATCGAGCGGCATCCACTCCGTGGGGTTGTCCGGCGGCAGCCCGGTCAGCAGGTAGATGTGGCTCCAGCTCGCCTTGCCGTTCGCGGCGACGACCCGCAGCCGCACCGGGTGCCCGACGCTCTCGAGGAGTGCGCCCTCAAGGATTCCGAGCCCATCGCAGTCCTCGCCGTGGGTGATGAAGGCGGTGCGGTGGGCGGCGGAGAAGGTGTCCGCGAGCAGCATGTCGCGCACGTACCTCGCCGCGGCCTTCTCGTTCGGGTCGCAGATCGCTCGGTGGATCGCGAGGAC